GAAGATTGATCCCGTGATATACAATGCGGCCCGCATCGCGAAGCTCCCCGGCACCATGTCGGCCAAGGGCCGGCAGGACGACGAGGTGCGCCCGCAGCGCATGTGCCGAATCCTCAACGTACCGGATGAGGTCAAGGTCACGGACGTCGACTACTTCAAGAAGATAGCCTCGACCGTAGAGGAGCCGCCCAAGCCCTCCCGTGACAACGACTGGGGCCGGGAGCGCTTCGACCTCCAGGAGTTCCTACGAAAGCACGGCATCTCCGTCAAGCGGGAGGTCCGGGCCGCCGGCGGAACGAGGTACATCCTCGACCACTGCGTGTTCGATTCGAACCACAAGGCGCCCGACGCGATGATCTTCCAGTACGACAACGGGGCGGTGGTCTACAAGTGCCTCCATGCCTCGTGCTCGCAGTACAAGTGGCGGGACGTGCGCCTGCTCTTCGAGCCGGACGCATACTCGCAGAAGGAGGACGTCTCGGACTTCGCGTGGAAGATGCGGATGCGCGGGCAGGAGAAGAAACAGCCCTTCGTCCCGCAAAAGGAAAGCACCGAGAAGGGGCCGATATGGCTCTCCCTCGACGAGATACCGACGCTCAATCCCGACGATGTGACATCCATCGCCACGGGCATCCGCGAGCTCGACAACAAGATGTTCGGCGGAACCATCCTCGGCCAACTATCCATTATGACCGGCCGACCGGCGTCGGGAAAGTCCACCATCCTGAACACCATGATGCTGAGCTCGATTCAGCAGGGATTTCCGACGGCGATATTCTCCGGCGAGCTGCCGAATCAGTTGCTCAAGTCGTGGATAACGCTGCCCGCCGCCGGACGGAGCTACGTCAAGCCTTCCTACAAGCGGAATGAGGCGTACTTCGTCCCCAAGGACATCGAGGAGAAGATTCTTGCCTGGCTGAAGGGCAAGCTGTTCATCCACAACTCCGACTACGGCAACCGCTGGGAGCAACTGAAGGCGGACATCCTCGACATCATACAACGTGGCGCAAAGAACATCATCATCGACAACCTCATGACGGTGTACCTCGAGCACACGGACAACACCAAGAACACGGCGCAGATCAACTTCATCAATGACCTGCATGAGATGGTCCAACGCGAGAACGTGCACCTTTGGCTGGTGGCCCACCCGCGCAAGCAATCGACTTTCCTGCGCTTCGAGGACATCTCCGGCGCGTCCGAGATGGGCAACCTCGCGGACAACACGATGATAGTCCACCGCGTCAACCAAGACTTCCAAAACCAGGCGAAAGTATTCTTCTCCAAGGCGAAGGTGGACGGCATCCTTGCCAACGGGTACACTAACGTCATCGAGATTGCCAAGAACCGCGTCCCCGGACACTACGTCGGCGACCTTGTGGGCGTCTACTACGAGCCGGAGAGCAAGCGGATGAAGAACACCGTCTCCGAGGTGTTCCAGTACGGCTGGGACACTACGCCGGCGCAGACGCAGCTTTCCTTCGAGCAGGAACCACACCACGAAGAACCTGATCAACCATGGTACAATAGAGAACAAGACAATGGACTCGACTTCTAAGATTCGCGTTTACACCAACGGCATCGAGGCTGACGGCATCGGTGCCTACGCCTACATCGTCCTCGAGGGCAAATGCCTCGGAGACATCAAAATCGGAAGCGGTGCCGGCCGGGCGTTTGCCCCTTCGCTGCTCCGCGCCAAGTTCGCCCAAGCGGGCCGCGCCGCCGACGACATGCGCATGAAGATGCGGGCCGTCTACGAGGGCGTCCGCCACTGCCCGGACGGGACTTCGCCGGAGGTCTACACCGACAACTTCCTCCTTTCGTCCGCTCTTGACACCACGAAGCTGGGCGAGGAGGACGGGGACATCGCCGACCGCTACCGCAACTACATCGCCGCACACCGCATCACGCCGCAGTTCATGGCGGCGAAGGTCTACAATGACCGCGACCTGCCGGCCAATGACCACGACGAGTGGACCTGGTACGCCTTCGCGCTCTGCAAGTATGCCATCCGTAGATTCGTAAAGGAGAATAAGAAATGATATTGATTAAGCTATCGACCTTCGCGGACCGCGAGGTCTGGGTCAACCCTCATTACATCGCCAGTATGGTGCGCTCCGAGAGCGGCACCAACGTGTTCATCGCCAACGATTCGGACCCCATCCGGGTTAAGGAAACACCCGAGGACATTATGCAACTCATCATAGATTCAGTACAATGAAAGAAGACATCATCTTTACCGCTGACCCGCAGGAAATGCAGGGTAAGTACGTGTCGGAGAACCTCTACCGCTTCTGGAAGGAAGTGGAGGAGAAGACCGACCCCAAGGACGGCCACAAGTTCAACGCCGAGGTCGAGAAGAAGGAGATCATCCTCGAGCGTGGCAAGCTCCTCGACTCCGAGAACATCCAGGTCGTTCAGTTCCACCTTCAGACCGGCGACATCAAGGGCATCTACTGCTCCGCCATCCAGCGCCGCGCTACGCTCGCGACGCCTCCGGCATGGCAGAAGCCGTGGAAGATTCAGCTCGAGAACTCCGTGAGGCCCACCAAGCACACGGTCATCCTCTATGCCAAGACCGTCGCTGACGCGCTGGCAATCGTCACCGAGTACATGGAGCGCACCTACGACGGCACCTTCACCTTCAAGAGCGTGGGCAACTTCGATAACGCCACCTTCGTGGCCCCGGAGCCCCGCGAGCTCAAGGACGGTGAGAAGGCGCCCGAGCTGAAGTTTTACCAGATTTCCGTCTCCGCCCGCTGGCGTGACGACGACGACACGCAGAATGGCGTCATCGTCCTCCAGGCCGAGAATGTGGATGCCGCCCTGGTGGTCATCGAGCGCATCATCCGTGAGCGCCGCGAGAAGTTCGTCGCCGATCTCAAGAAGAACTCCGAGGACAAGGAGCGCATCAAGAAGGAAACGGACAAGCTCAAGGCTGGCTTCATCCTCACACTCAACGAGGCGAAGAAGATCAACTGCACGGACATCGTTCCGAAGGAGCTCTCCAACGCCTTCTACCCGGACGACCGGAAGTAACTGTTTCGCTGGAGTCCGGCGCGGGGCATCTTCCCATCCCCATACTCTCCACCGACCCCCGCGTCGGGTCCAGCTTTCTCTCATGGAAGAATGGATTGACATCCGTGACCGCTGGCCGCAGGAAGGCGAAACGCTTCTCCTCCCGGGCCTCAAGGGCAAGTTCGTGGTCCACAAGACCGCTCTCTACCTAAGCGGTCGCCTCACGATACCGCTTGGCATCGTCGAGAAGTATAAGATTGACAATAATTGACACGCATGGCAAAGAAACGCACCGACTATCCCGGCTTCTCCAACGGCACCGAGTGCATGATATGGATGGGCATGAACTGCGACCGCTGCATCAAGGCGGAGCATCCGATTGTCAAGCACAAGATGCTGGTCGGCTATGCCAACAAGGGTAGATGCCGGGTCAACTATGAAATCATGGAAGCGGCGGTCGGCGCCGGCACCGTTACCAAGCGCGTCAGCAAGATAGTCCACAGCCCCGTCTGCCCGTTCCTTCGGACCGAGTGGCCAAGGCGCGGCAAGGGGGATAAGGACAAGAATTACCCGAAACTTTTTGAGGATGGCGGACTTTGATAGGAAGGTGGCCTTTGCCATCAAGCTCTTGCAGAGCATCCCCAAAATGGAGACGCCGATTGAGATTTCGTACTCCGGCGGCAAGGACTCCGACGTGATTCTTGAGCTCGCTAAGATGGCGGACATCCGCTTCGAGGCGATTTACAAGAACACGACCATCGACCCGCCCGGCACCATCAAGCACTGCCGCGACATGGGCGTGACCATCCTCAACCCGAAGATGACCTTCTTCCAGCTCATAGAGAAGAAGGGATTCCCGACACGCCGCGCCCGCTTCTGCTGCGAAGTGCTCAAGGAGTACAAGGTCTACGACCAAGCCGTGCAGGGCGTTCGCCGGGCCGAGTCCACTGCCCGTGCCAATCGGTATCACGAGCCGGAGATGTGCCGGGTCTATTCCAAGACGGAGAAGACCCGCATCTACTTCCCGATACTCGAGTGGACCAGCGAGGATGTGGAGCGCTTCGTCAAATGGCGGGGTCTTCAGCTCGCACCGGTCTACTACGACGAGGATGGCACCTTCCATGTGGAGCGCCGCCTCGGGTGCGTAGGATGCCCGCTCAAGTCCGACTGCGGCAAGTCGGACTTCAAGAAGTACCCCAAGATGCTCAAGGCTTGGCTGCGGGCCGGAAAAGTCTACATGGACACGCACCCGCACTCGCGAGCCGTCGCGAAGTTCGCGACGGTATATGGCATGATGGTACATGACCTTTTCTTCGACTCATTCGAGGGCTACGAGCAAGTGTATGGGGGGGGCAACTCTTCCCCGAAGAAACCCCAGACGCGAAGCAGTTCCTCGAAGATTATTTTGGCATTGACCTAACCCTATGACCGATGGCGTTCAAAAATAGATACTACGGCACCAAGAAGGTTGAGTTCGAGGGCATGACCTTCGACTCCGGCACGGAAGTCCAGCGCTTCCAAGTGCTCCGCGCTGCGCAGGAAAGGGGCCTAATTTCGGGCTTACAGCTCCAGGTGGTATTCACCCTCATCCCGAGACAAACGGAGCCCGTAGAGGTCAAACTAAAGACCAAAACGAAGGTGGTCGAGAAGTTCTGCGAACACCCGGTCACTTACGCGGCCGATTTTGTGTACCACAAGGACGGCAAGGAGGTGGTCGAGGACATCAAGGGATTCCCCACCGAGGACTACATCCTCAAGCGCAAGATGATGCGCTACTTCGGGCATCCTATCCATGAGGTCTTCGACCCGACGGAGGGGTTCGAGGAGATCGCCGCATCGCTGGGATTCAGCAAGAAGCTCAAGAAGAAATCCAAGAAGAAATCCAAACCCGAGGAGAAGAAGGCCGATGCTTTCGATGCCCCGGGATTATTCGACTGACATGCTCAACCTATTCAAACGCAAGAAACCCGACCCGCCCTACGACTATGAAGCGGCCCTCGCGGAGCTCTCCGCCCGTTGCGTCAAGTCCACCGCGTATGATGTCATTATGCCCTCGGTCTACTACGACTGCAAGCGGGGCGCGTTCGCGGCGCACTTCGAGTGCTCGATGCGGGAGTGGGTGCAAAAGAAAGGCAAGAGGAACAACTACTTCCTCTCGCTCAGGCGCACCGAGAAAATCTTCGGCCCATCCCTCGCGGACGTGCTGGACTTCGCCATCACGTACGCCGGCTACCCCGATGCGTTCGTCCACTCACCGCAGGACAACATGCCGGAGGGCTTCTCCATCATCATCAAGAACATGATCCGTGTCCCTGGCGGACGCGTCAAGGAAATACACAAAGGCTATCCGCAAAATAAGGTTGAAAAATGATTAGAGCATACAAATACAAGATGAAACCGACATCGGACCAGGAGGCATATTTCGCCAAGTGCTTCGGATGTATGCGCTTTGCCTACAACTATGCTCTTTCAATGAAAATCAAGGCGTATACCGACGAAAAGAAATCCATGTCATTCTTTGACCTCTGCACAATCATTCGCGAGCTGCGCAAGGGCGATGAACACAAATGGCTGAATGACGTTCCAGCTACGTCATTGAACTACTCATTACTCAATCTTAACAATGCCTACAATCATTTCTTTAAGACAAAAGCGGGCTTCCCCAAGTACAAATCAAAGAAGCATTGTAGGGACTCGGTAAAGTTTGATGCGCAGAAAACAAAGTATGATTTTTCCTCGTTCCAAGTTCGTATTCCCAAGATTGGATGGGTGAAACTCTGCCACAATCGCACGTTTGATCCAAGTACCGTCAAGGTAAATTCGACCACTGTTTCGCGGGATGCCTGCGGCACTTATTGGTGTACCGTATCAATAGAGGATGGTATTCTTTCGGAGCCGAAAGCCAAAGTAACGAAAGAAACTGCCGTCGGAATTGATGTGGGGCTTTCCGTGTTCGCCGTCCTCTCCAGCGGAGAGATAATCCCGAATCTGCGATTCTCCGAACGCGAGGAACAGCGTATCGCCAAAGCGCAGCGCTGCCTGGCAAGAAAAAACCGCGGAACGAAGGATGAGGTTCCGTCCAGTCGGTACGTCCGTTACCGGACAAAACTCGCCCGGATTCACCGGAGCGTCGAGAACCGTAGGACTGACTTCCTGCAAAAACTCTCCACGGAGCTGATTCAGTGTTTCGAGACCATCTGCGTCGAGGACCTGAATGTCAATGGGATGATGCGCAACCACAGCCTTGCGGGTTCGATCGCTTCCGCCTCCTGGTCCTCATTCGTGAGGATGCTGGAGTACAAGTCGGAATGGTACGGCGTGAACCTCCTCCGCGTCGGACGCTTCGACCCTACTTCCCAGCTCTGCTCGGCATGCGGACACCGCAACCCAGGCACGAAGGACCTTTCCGTCCGGGAATGGACCTGTCCGGTCTGCGGGACCCGCCACGACAGGGATGTCAACGCGGCGGTGAACATCATGAACACCGCCATCGAAAAGCATTTTAACAAACAAAGCCCCGCGGTAACGGGGATTACGGACGCGGATGGAGCCGACAGCGAAAGCAATATCGGGACGGGTTCCCGGATATGCGATTATGCCTCCGTTGAAACGTCAATGCGAAGAGTGAAAAAGATGAAAATTCAACCACAAATTGCAGTTACCCTACACAAACACACCGCAGAATGAAATTCGTGAATCTCAGAAAGGGCAAGCAGACGCAGCTCTACATCTTCCCGACCATCATCGTGTCGAAGAATCCCGTCAAGACCCGCGTGTTCATCTGCTGGATATTCTGGAGCATTGAGTTATGAGCAACAAGATTTCCATCGTGATACCATGTCACAACATGGCAGAGTACATCCGCGAAACCATCGCATCCGTCAAGGCGCAGACATCCGACAACTGGGAGTGCATCATCGTTGACGACGGTAGCTGGGACAAGTCGTGGAAGTTCATTGAGGAGGCCACCAAGGACGACATCCGCTTCGCCGCCTACCGCACAGAGAACCGAGGCGTGGCCGCGGCCCGCAACTTCGGCATCCTCAACGCCACGGGCCGGTACGTCCTCGCCCTCGACGCCGACGACTGCCTGACGCCCGACGCCATCGCGGAGTTCACGCAGGGCTGGATAGACAACCCCGGAGCGACCCTTCTCGTCCCGATGATAGAGCGCTACGGACCGAACGTCCATCAGATTCAGGACCGCAAGTGGGGCGGCTACAGGGAGCTTCTTTGCAAGTGTACGCCCACCAACTCCTCGTGCTTCCGCCGCTACGACTGGGGCCGGGTCGGTGGCTACCGCTCCGAGACCATGTACGAGGACTGGGAGTTCTGGATTCGGCTGCTCTACAAAAATGATTATGTGGTCAACATCCCCAAGGTCCTCATCAAGTACCGGGTGCATGAAGACTCCCGCTGGCACAAGGCCGTGCTGCGGCACAAGGAGGAGCTGGACATCATCCGCCGGCTCAACCCGCTCGTCTTCGGGGAGAAACAGGACATCTCCGACATCCCCCGCGATGACACGGTGCTGGTGGTCATTCCGTACCTCTCCAGCGGCGCCCAGGGCCGTGAGCTCGAGTTAGCCGTCAAGGGCTGGAAGAAGCACTTCAAGGAGAAACATGAGATAGTTATCGTTGGAGACTTCGACAAGAACGTCGAGAAGGCCCTGGTCTTTGACCATGTGACCTTCATCGAGTGTCCGCAGATACCGATAGTCCCTGGGCAGTACCGCCCGCACCTTGACCATGTGCACAAGTTCCGCAAAGTCCGGGAGACCTTCCCGCGTTCAAAGGGCTTCATATACACGTGCGACGACATCTACGCGGTCGCGGACTTCACGCTCCGCGAGGTACTGGTCCCGAAGATGCCGGTCCGAGGATTCTTCTTCGGCATATCACACTCCTTCGGTGGCGTGCCGGACTGGTCCTCGGACAAGCAGAAGACCGGCGAGCTGTGCTTCCGAGCGAAGCTCCCGGTGCGCAACTGGGTCTGCCACATGCCCGTGTACTACGAGTGGGAGCGGCTTCTGGACATGTACGACCGCTACAACTGCGACCGCATCTCGTACATCGCCGAGAATATCTACTTCAACGAGAAGTATCCAGACGAGATCGACGCCTTTGACGAGGCTGAGTTCCACGATGAGGTCAAGACGGAGAAGCTCAACCTCCGGCCTATCGGAAGTGTCATTTGGATTTCCAACTCGATTGGCGGCTGGAGCAAGGAGCTCGAAGAAATCTTAGACAAGTACTACGATGAATGAATATTTCGTAAAGCTGAACTTCCACGGCACGGTCTCCTATGAGGACCCGAAGTGTCCGTGGAATTGGCGCGGGTCGGGCGTGTACACCATCGAGGACCCCGTGGAGGTCTCCGGCGAGTGCTCGGTCATCGCGCCGGATGAGGCCCGCGCCCGGGAGCTGGTCGATGACTTCGCGTTCTACCCGCAGGAGTTTGAGCTCGAAGAGGTCGAGATTGCCGAGGTCTCGCTTGTCGGCCCGGCTGACGAGGAGAACGCGGAGAAGGTCTACGACGTGTTATACGGCAGCATCCCGGAGAAGGACGACTATCCCGATCCGGATGACTGCTACGAGGAATTGCTACTCAGAAAACAGGAGGAAGACAAAAGCCGGAACTGATTGAACTTGTAAAAAAGATGCGCCACGCGCAGAAGGAGTTTGCGCGGACGCGCATCGCCGCATGGAGCTATGAAATTCAGAAGCTCGGAAAGAAGATTGACGAAATACTTGAAAAGCTATGACGCCAAGAATACCGCTTAGAAAGTGCAAGAACTGCGCGAGATACCACGGGTACTGTCCGCTTGAGGACCTCAGCCCGTGTTCGTTCGTTCCCATTGACCCGGACAAGGAGGCCAAGGACCGCTTCCTCGCGTTTGTAACCATCGTGGCCGGGCTGGTCATCGCCGCCGCTATCCTTTGGGCGTGCAAGCATCAGGAGGTCGAGGAGGCCCCGGCCACGGAGCCGGTGTCGGCAGTCGCTCTCCTGCGCGAGCTTCACAAGGGCGAGCTCTCGGAGTATGACAAGCTCATCCTTGCGATTGCTTTCACGGAGTCTCGCTGGAATCCCGATGCCGTCGGAAAGAACGGCGACCTCGGATTCCTTCAAATCACGCCGGTTTACGTCCGGGAGGCCAACAGGGTTTCTGGCGCGAATTTTAAGCACGAAGATGCTTTTAGCATAGATTCCTCGCTTGCGATGTTCGCGGCGATTCAGGGCCACTACAACCCGTCCCGTGACATCGAAGAAGCCATCTACCGACATAATAAGTCGCCAGAGTATCGTCGCAGGGTGCTGGAGAGCCTCGAGATGGTGGAGCGGTATGAGGCGATTCGGATGAAACTGATTGAGGGACATTAAAGCGAAGACCAGCATGGAATACATGATTTTAGCCCGCACTCAAGGCAAGCGGGCTGTCCCCGAGAACTACGTGTCCATCAAGAAGTCCGAGATCATCTTCACATCCGGCTTCGAGAGGACGTTCCGAAAGGACATCAAGCGCTACGTGCTGTTCGCCGCCGACGAGGACAACATGCTATGCTTCAAGTTCTGCGAGAAGGACCGATACTCGTACTTGGTCACGAGGACCAACGCGAGTGTGTTGGTCGTCCGCACGCCCCGTCCAATACTTGCCCTGAGTCCGAAATTCGGCCAATACGAGCCGGTGAAGCGTGAGGACGGCTGGTTCGCGACGAAGTGTAAGTTGAATGTGAAAAGATAGCAAGTTATGGCAGACCAAGTAAATCATCCCTCCCACTACAACCAAGGCTCGGTGGAGTGCACAGACGCCCTCGAGGCGGCCCTCGGAACGCAGAATACAATCGCTTTCTGCCACGGCAACGCGTTCAAGTACCTTTGGCGGGCTGGATCGAAACCCGGCAACCCGACAAAGCAGGACTTTGAGAAGGCGGACTGGTACATCCGCAAGGCTATTGAATTGATTGAGAAGATAGAGAAATGACAAGATGGAGAAGTTCGAAGGGCTCAACGTAAGCAGTAAGTTCGGTATCTGCGGCATGCCGCTCAGAGTGGACTCCTATAAGACATGCTCGTTCGGATGTCGTTACTGCTTCGCAAATGGGCGCAAGATAATGGAGTTCGAAAAGAATCTCTCCGTGGCCGACACGGCAAGCATAGAGCGGAGGCTCGAGAGAATCTTCCGGGACGGCCGCTACGACAATACGAACTTCCTCGACAAGCTGATTGCAGACCGCATCACGTGGCACTTTGGCGGGATGAGTGATCCGTTCCAGCCAATCAACGAGCGCCTTCGCGTCACAAACCAAATTATCGACATCGGAAATCGCTACGGCGTCACGATGTGTATCAGCACAAAGAGCGATACGGTTCACGGGGCCAATATCCAGCCAGACCTTCACTCCTTCCAGCTCTCGGTCAGCAACGTGCGTAACCGCAGGGACATCGAGCCGGAGGTGCCGGACATTGAGAGTCGACTACGCTTCTTCAAGGAGCTCATAGGGGGGGGGTATCATGTGGGTATCCGCATTCAGCCGTTCATCCCCGGCGTGAGCGGGCTGGACATCGTGAAGATGTTCGAAGGCGCCGACCACTTCATTGTCGAGGGCCTCAAGGTTATCCCGCAGGATGGCGAGCAGAAAGACTACTGCTTTGGAGAGCTCGGCATGAATCCGAAGCTGTTCACGCAGATGGGGCTGTTCAATCTACTGCCGGAGTATCGACTACAACTCTACGCGCCACTCATCGACTATTTTGAGAAGAAAGGCATTAGCTACTCCATCAGCGACAATGACCTTCGACGCTACGGCAACAATCACTGCTGCTGTGGGGACAAGCTGATAGCCAAGTCTCCTGGATTCGACGTGACGGCAATCATCAATGACGGCGGCACGTGGTCACTGAATCACGTGCTGGAGAAGGTCGGGGACTATGGCGACTGCGTTGCGAAGGACCTTTTCACGAGCAACCGTATCTACGGATGCCAGACCGTGAGGGATTTCTTCTGCATGCGGTTCAAGAGCGACAAGAGCCCAATGTCTCCGCTGTTCCAGTACGAGCCGCAACCAACTTTGTTTTGACATGACAAATGAAGCAATCAACATAGCGCTTTTGAAGCGTCGCGGATACACGCAGTACAAGGGCAATAAGGACAACCTTTCGCCACTAATGTACTTCTTCCTGATGGATGCCTCCAAGACCTTCTTCCCCGACGTAAAGAAGCAGAAATGCTCCGGCATGCAGAAGAAGCTCATGCGGCAGATGGAGCAGGGTTACCACCTTTTCTTCAAGAACTTCTTCTCGGCGTTCGACGTTGAGCAGACGGACTATCTCATGGACAAGGTGGATGCCTTCGAGGAGTACATCCAGCACCACCTCGACATCGCGGAGATCGCCGTCCAGGAGTGCGACAACTCCCGGCCCATCGATGAGCAGCGGGAGTGCTCCCGCGTGTGGCTCTGCAACATCCTTGCTGCCGACGCGCAGGACTTCCACGGCGAGTGCTGGAGGACAGGCTCCAACCAGCCCCTCTACGACCGCTACATCGACCAAGTGCTAAAGGCCAGCAAGGAATACTCCAGGCTCCGCTTTGGCGAGGGGCCGGTGCTTACCGAGAAGCAGTTCAAGCGGGTGCAGCTCTCCGTCAAGGTGCTGGCCCGCAAGGTTTGCGATTTCGTCTACCAAGACTACCAACAAGAGATAGCAAAAAAGAATGGAAACAATACTGATTCCGCAGCGCTACAAGGACATGGCGGAGAATCTCCGGCAAGTGATGCTGGAGCTGACGGGCATGGACGTGTACAACCCATCAAGCAAGCGGGCGTTTGTGGTGCCTCGGGCGATGGTCGCCCGGGCGCTGGTGTCGGAGGGGATGTCCACGATTCAGGTGGGCGCTCTGCTGGGCAAGAACCACGCAACAATCTCGCATTACAAAGACCT